CTTGTGTAACCCTATCTCTATTCCTGTTGGTTTTTTCTTCTTCGAACCCTAAGAATGTTTGTGTTGTTTCCGTATCTATTTCTAGTGTACCATTATCAAATTTACAATTTTCGAAAATAATACCGTCTCTCCCTAGTCTGGATTTAATTATAGCAATAGTAGCTAACCCCAATTCCTTTTGTTGTAGTGACTTCGCAACTGAAATAATTACATGACCTACCTGGGCTTTTTTAATTGACCCTCCCATCTGGTCTGTGGTTACCACTTCAGAGGATATTGAACTTCTATTTCCTTGTGTTGCTGTCCACCCAGCTATGTCTAACTCATGGCACATACCTTCAAATTTTCTCATAACAGAACCTTCACCTTTCCATTCATCATTAAATGCTCGGTCTGGTAATATACAATCTATATAGTCGATAAGTATTATATCAATTTTAGTACCTTCAGAAATAATCTTTCTTACCTGATTTTTTATTTGTAGTATGGACATTTCATCAGAAGGTAATTTTTTAAGTATTAATTTACCACCCGTTTTTTTCATTTCGTCAGCTTTATCCAATACTGTTTCCTTATGTTTACTTAATTCATCATTAGGTATGCCAGTCCAACATGTAAAATGTTTTCTTTGTATTATCTTTGGGTTGTCTTCAAAAAATATTTGTAGTACGTTGTACCCCATATTAAAAGCGGTATTAGCGAACCTTGTTAACATTGTAGTCTTACCTACACCTGTTGGTGCTAGTATAACCCCTATTTCTCCTTTGGCTAACCCACCATTAAGTATGTTATCTATCCCATCAATCCCAGTAGGTATTGGGTGTCTATAGTCCTCATCTAGAAGTTTTTCTAACTCTGTAAACACTTCAAAACTTCCAGTGTCCCCATCCCCAATCTTAATAGCATCTCTTATTAATTCTTCACACTTATCATAATTCTCAAAGTCCCCCTTTTCCAATATGTTTTCTACCTTTCTAATAGCTTTCTTAAGTTCTTGTTGTTTACAAAAATTTAATGATTTTTCTTTAATGAATATGTGGTCCTCAAAAGAAGCGTCCTTAACATCTTTTAACATATCAAAAACATATTTTTGTGCCATTTCAGAAGAAATCTCTATCCTTGTAAGTTGGTCAAGTGCGTCAAATGAAGGTGCTACTTGATACTTCTCATAATATTCTTTAATCAACTGCATAATCAATCTAAAATACTGGTTGTCGAAATACTTTGCTTGTATCGCGTCTATAATGTTATTAAAAAAGGTACTATCTGTTACTATTAAATTAATTAACTTTAACTGGAAGGTATGCCCTAGGTATCCAAAATTTTTTCCATCACTCATATATCAATTTCTTTATTAATAAATACCTTATTAACTTACAAGTAAGCTATAATCTTGGTATTTGGTTAGAACTTTTTTTAGTGATAGCGTTTGGGTTAGGTCGCGAAGTATTGAAGATATTTGTGGTCTAATATCTACAGTATACCTAACTTTCGGTGGGTAGAGGTCGGCACGGAAGATTCTAGTGTATACCACATACTTACCTTTCTTAATTGTTATCGTGAAATGTTCTTCTTTTTCAGGTGATTCCGTTGAGTTTTCTGTGTGGTCTCTCTCCAATAAAAATAAAGTTTTTAGTTTTAATCTATCGATTATGTCATCTGCGATGTCACTTACCGAATCATGTAAATCCATCGAATGTATTGCTGATTCATTAAACTTCCTAACACTGAAGAATCTTTGGCAAACTATATTATCACCTAATTTTAGTACGAACTCACATTTTTGTGTGTTATCTATTCTTGTTTTCATATTAATTATTTTTGTTTTTTTTATAAAAATCTTTTTCTATTCTACTTAACCTTAAAAATGGTCTTACGAAATCTACCCAAGAATCATCTTTCTTAGGTAAAATATTAAGAATTCCATCTGACATCATCAAGCCTAATGCATTTTTCCAATGTCGTCCTTCTGGGTCTATAGCTTCTTTTGACAGTTCTTTTATCCCTTCAATAGCTTCTTTAGTTAGGAATTGTTTTCCAACACCTATTATTTTATAGTTGGTATCTAACAATTCATTGGTGGTCTCTTTTTGGCTTACACCATTTAAAATATTATATTCTTTTTTAGTTTTTTTATCTTTTTTACTAATGGTCTCGATTAATTCATTTAAACTAACTTCTTCTTCTTCTATCTTAGGGTGTATCTTAATTAGTGATTTAATACCAACCATTTTCACACCTTTTATATTGTCTGAGGAGTCCCCACACACAGTTTTAACTAGTCTTACATTAGTGTGTGGTATGTATACCCCACTTAATGGTACTTTATCGCCATATTTAAAAAGTTTGTTTAATGAAATAACGTGTAGTGAAACTTTAGGGGAAATTAATTGTAATAGGTCCCTATCCGAAGTAAGTACTATAATTTCTTCAGTAACTGACTTAGTACAATAGTAGGCAAGACAGTCGTCAGCTTCACAAAAATCAAACGAAGCTTGTCTAACATAAAGTTCTTCTAGGTATTGTTGTGTGCGAATTTTTTGTCTACCATAGGACTGTAGGTGGTCTTCACTCTTGGTTTTTGACCTTCTGTTTAATTTGTATTCAGGACATAAGATTATTCTTGGTCTGATGTTGTCTTTACCATCCCAAAACACAACTACTTTAGTTATGAAGTAGGTATCTATATGTTTTCTAAGGGTGTTTAAAAAATGGTACAGTCCACCTATATGGTCTGTACCATTATATAAATTTTTAATACCATGAAATCCAGTGTTCAATAATGAATTTCCATCAACTAATAAAGTACGAGACACATTTTAATTTTAAAAGATTAAACAATTTCCTAACCTACCACTTCTACCAATTCAATTTCAAAATTCAAATCTTCACCAGCTAATGGATGGTTCATATCTAAATTTATAGATTCGTCATCTATTTTAATAATTTGTCCTTGTACTGGTCTTCCTTGGTTGTCTTTACCTTGTACAAAACCTTTTAATTCAAACTCCATACCTTCTGGGAATTCACTTTTATTAACCACTATTACCGCTTCTGAAATAAATTCACCGTAAGCGTCTTTAGCTGGTATATCTACCGTTATCGTATCTCCAGCATTCAGACCCTTTACAGCGTCATTAAATGCTGGGAGTAGGTTACCATCATCTATGTCGAATTCTATAGGTTCTCTACTTCTAGAATTATCAAATTCTGTACCATCTTTAAGTTTACCAATATAGTGCACTTTTACTTTTTCTCCTTTTTTTAATTTACCCATTTTCTTTTTCTATTTTTAAATCGAAATCCCCACCAACGCCCAGTTGTTCTGACCAAAAAGTGGAGTATTCTTGTTTATATAATTCTATTGATTTTTTTTCTTCTGTCGCTTCTCTGCCCGCTAAAAACCCATGTGGACTAATTAATATTTTACCATCTTCATAACCTAAACCATTAACATGATTTTTCATTATAGTTATTTTAGTTCTGGTAGCGAATTTTACTTTTCTTTTTTCTTTAACTGCTGAAATATTTGTTGTTCCAGCATTTTTTTGGTTACCGAATCTAAATACTAGGGTCGAGTTTAACCATAGTGATTCCCCTCCTTTGGCCTTAATTTTGGGTTGTCCGAATGGGTTATCTGGTAATTCTACCCATGGTTGGTTTACTACCACCAAGGTGTTTGTGTATTTAGAGTCTTGTCTTCTGGATTTCCCTATCCTTTGATTTAATCCCATCCCAATCTTATCCGCTAAAGTAGCTGCGTTATGCATTTTACCACCCTTACCATCAAAAGTCATTTTACAAGGTACTGAACCTACCGAGTCCCATAAAAACAATAAATCATATTCTAACTCACCACTATCCTGAGCATCCAATAATTCGTTAATGTAATCTGTGATTTGTTCTATGTATTGGAAGTCGTTGTTAAATAGAAAGAACCCATTCCAATCTATTTCACCAGTAGTTTTATCTACAATTTCTTCACAGTCAAAACCCAAAAGTTTAGCGTGTTCAAAACCCCATTTTTGTTCTGTGATAATTAATACTGGTAAAATTCCTTTATTTTGTGCATCAACCGCTGATTTTATTAAAGCGGTAGTTTTTCCAGTGTCGGAATGCCCAAGAAACATTTGTAAATGCCCCATAGCTGGACCTGGTAATCCAGTAGCATCAAGGAAAGCTCCCCCTAAATCAAAAAATCTTTCTGGTTTAAAGTTAGCTTTCTTCGAGAATTTACTTTTTAAATCTGCAAATGTTCTTTTTTTCAATGCCATATCTACTTATTAAAATGGTAAATCTGTGGATTGTGAGTCATTTGCTTGTGGGTCATCAATAGAACCTAATGTTGTTGTATTTGTAGAATTACTAACACTGTTAGGGTCATCGTATGTATATTTTTTAAGTTCTGAATCCCATACTGGGTCCAAACCTTTAGAAATTGCTTCTAAGTATTCTACTGGTTTTTGTGAGTACACATCTTTCCAAGTTCTTTCATCTTCTGTCCACTCTTTTACTAATGTTGTGTCTTCTGATAATTTTCCTGGGTCTTCATACATAACCGAAGATACTGTTGTATATTCTCCCCTACCTCCTGGTAATGGAAGGGTTTGGAGTATTAGGATTAGGTCTCGTCCTTCATTTGTGTCGGTTATATCTCCTTTATTTCTCCAAATAGGTATAATCTTATCTATTGGTCCATTTCCTTTCCAGTTGTGTTTAAATCTCCAGAATTTAACACCATCTTCTTCATTATCTCTATCAACAACTTTT